CAGCTGCACGCATATCGTTAGCCTTAGCGGAAGAAGTACCAAACATACGATACATAAGTTCTTGCCAGTCACGATTTTTCTTAGCCTCTTCGGCATTAAAACGATTCTGCTCTTGCATGATTTTATAATTCATTTGGTTAACCTTATTGGTATTGTGACTACCAAAAAGACCACCAAGCAATGAACTAGCAACACCAAGAGCACCACCAACTAAGGCTCCAGGAACACCACCAGCAGCAGAACCAGCAGCAGCACCACCAGCAGCAGAAGTTAAGGCGGTACATTTATTTAAGCGAAAAGGAGCACCGCCAAAAGCGGCAGTACTCCTTAAAATTATATTAGACAACATAGGCAAAACTACTTAAAAATTTCCATTAAACGTGACTGAAAATCAGCATTATCTTTTTCAGCCTTTTCTTTTTCCTCTCTCTCCTTGAGAGCGGCAGCAGCCTTATCACGAACTTCTTTATCCTTAATAGCAAGTTCTTTAAGATAAGACATTTTTTCACTAGCCGTCTGAACATAACGAGAAGGACAAGAGTTAATTAATTCATCATCGGTCAAAGAACCGAAAGTTTCTTCAAACTGAGAACGAAAATTTGATGTATCAATCATAGGCTGCAAAGATTCCTTAATCTCTCGCAACGTCTGTGCATCAGCACGCATGTTATCAATACGCTGCAACAAAGAAACATCGGTATGAAAAGATGTACGCAAAGGGTTATTCTTATCATCAACAGATGTAACTTCATGTTGTACTGCCTCATAAACGGGTGGTACATAAACTACTTTATTTTTAGCTTTCATAATCAAACAATTTTAAATTATTTAGAGTAAGGCAAACCATACAGGCTAAACGGACGGACAGCAACACAAGTATTAACACTACCAATAAGCAACTTATCATCATTAACAGTACCCGACCACTGATTTACAAAGATAGGATAAAGTAAAGATGGTCGACACTTAAATAAGTCATCAATACTACCATAGTTAGCAACAGATGTACTTCCTAAATTACGACGCCAACGAGAAAGGAAAGATTGATCATAACCAGTAACCCAACTCTTATAAGTTCCACAAAAACCACCTTCAAAGAAATCACGAGCAGTCTTAAGTTCAGCATAACGTGGTGCGTAACCATAAGTAAGAGACATATCCAAAGGACCAGGAGAAGTCAATGAAGGAGATAATATAGCATTAAGACCGAGAAGTGGAGCACTTAATTCACAACGATATTGGGTTTGCATGCCAATACTATCTAATTCCGGAATAGGGAAATCTGTTGCATCGGACTTAAACAAATTACGGTCAATACCAACATGCGCATAATCAAGTTGAGGAACAGCACGATAAATACCAATAATAATACCATAGGTAGACGCAGTAAACTTACAGCCAGCAGACAAATCACCAACACCAATAGCCTTAATGTCCGGTTGACCACCGTCGAGAAAATTAGTATTAATCTGAGGGTTAATGCTCAAAGTTTTATCATCACCACCAATAAATATAGATGTACGGGAATCTACCTTTGGTTTAATACCGAAATGTGCAAGAACTTGAGCAGCAAAGTCGGGGTCATTACTATTCTGAATCTCCTTATATTTCTGTAATGCGGTAGCACTACGCAAAGCCGAGATTTTCAAAGAAGAATCAGCAGCAGTAAGTTTACCACTAAAACCAACAAGATTGAGACCTGTAGAAGAGGTACGAACTTGAGAAACATAAGAACCATGTGAAGCTGTAGGAGCAGTATTTGATTTCTGCAATGTATCGTTAACAGCAAAAGACGAACCACCAAAAAGTACACCCTTAGAAGAATCAGCAGCATCTTTGACAATAAGAGTAGCATCGGCATTACTCAAACCAATAGGAACAGCAGATTCATCACCATATTGTGCACGTGGCAGAACTGATGTAAAATAATCAATCGGGAGATTAGAATTTTCCAAATCAAGAATAGAAGTAACTAAAGTCTTAAACAGAGAATCACTAATAAATTGATGAGCGTTCATATTGTCCTGTGGACGTAAATAATCAATATTGCAAGTCCAAGGTTCAAAAGGCTGCCATTTTTCATTGCGATAATGGTCATTGCAAATCTTATGATAAGCAAGCAAAGGGAAAATAGACAAATTAGGGCTATTTATGATACTAGAAGACTCATATTTACTAAGATCCAAAGAATAACTGCTACTTTGAAAGGAACCGACAGACCAAGCGTTACCAGCAGAGACAAAGGACTCAGCCATAGCGTAAATATCATAACAGATAACATTAACGAAATTACCATAACCTAAAGACATTAACAACTTTGCGGCACGGCAAAGACGATATCCATCACAAACAAAAACATCAGCATAGGATGAAGAAGAAGCACAAAATGTCTGAAAACCAAGAGCAGAGCGACTACTAGCAGAAGTGTTTGCAACAAAATAAGAATTCAAAGCATCACGAAGATGATTATACATTTGCCACAACCATTCACCCAAATCAACATAAGAAATATAAGGCATTTTAGTTGTTAAAGAAGAAGCCTCAGTTGAACTACCAGCAAACTTAGAGATATTCTGACCGGCATCACCCTTAGTCATATTATTAACCTGCTGCTCGAAATACTTCCAAAGTGACTGAAAAGGTACAAAAAAGTACTGTATGTTTTCACGAATACGAGTAAACGCATCAGTGTTAAGGGCAGCAGTACGGGTTTTACCATTATACCCAATTTTAAACGTCTCATTAGGGTTAACCCACTGAGTAAATACAGGCAATAATTCACCAACTTGTGCGGTAAACATATGACGATGTGACAAATCGAAAGCGTTACGATTTACCTTATTCTTAAGACGATGCATACCTAAAACTTTATTAGCCATA